CTGAGTTGTCTTCTGATAAGATTTGGGGCCAATTCAAACTTGGTTTCTCTTACTTGAAAGGCGAAGAGGTAGTTTACGCTCACGCATAATAATTGAATAGAAGGGGGAGGTAATCCTCCCCTTTTTACTCTTAACCCTTAAAAAACGAAAACAAATGGCTTGTAATATCACTCTTGCTGATGTAACCTTCTCTTGTGATGACCTCGGAATCGGTGGTTTGAAGAAAGTATACATTGGTAACAAGGCTGACTTGGTTAGCGTTGTTAGTGTTGCAAACGATGTAGTGACTATTAATCCTAGCACTACAGGTTTGGATACTGATGGCGATGTAATTGAGATTCAGTTTAACCTAAAAGATGGTTTCTCAGTTTTCTCTGAAACTAAGACTGTATCTGCTGATGGTGTTGTAACTTCAGTACCAACTATCTCTATTGAAATTCCTAAGATGAGCGAAGACCACCGCAACGCTCTTAACAATATCGCTAAACCTGCTGCTGAGTTGGTTGCTTTTGTTGAGACTGCTGCAGGAACTTACCATATGGTAGGTTGGGAATACGGCTTGTACGCTTCAACTGTTGATGGTAACTCAGGAACAGGTCGTTCTGAAAAGAACCGCTACCAAATCACTCTAACAGGTGAAGAGGATAGCCTTTCTTACAGCATTGCTGCTACAGAATGGTCTGATGTAATTGCATAAGCAATTCTTGTAAATTAATACAAGGGGTGGGGTATTGCCCCGCCCCTTTTTATTTGATAGATTATGAGTTTCAATTGTAGTATTTTCTTAGAAGACATTGATATTAACTGCAACACTAATAATGCAGGAGGTATTAAGCGTGTTGTTCTAGGATTGCAAAGAGACTTGTTTATCGCACTTGACCCTGTTGATGAAACATTAATCACCCAACTAGAGTTGCAGAACTCGGTTGTGTTTGAGCATAACCCAAAAGACTCTAGAACAGCGTTCAATGAGTCTAAAACCATTAATAATGGATTAGGCGTTATCAGTACAAATATTGTAGTTAGGTTGCCTATCATTGATAGAAAGATGAATAAGATAGACTATATGTCTAGAAGAGGAGATATTGTTTGCTTGTTGTTTCATAACAACGGAACAGTTACTCTAAGCGGATGGATGGATGGTCTTGATATGAATTTTACTGCCACCAGCGGTACAACGAGAGGTGAACTTTCATATGTAGATGTGGAACTAAACACTCAAAGTTGGATTGCTTCATTGGCTATTGAAGATGAAGGAGTAATACAATTACCATAATGTATGCAATTTTCACGCAAGGATATAGTAGTGATGCTACTCAATATGACAAGGGTTTTCTTGATTACATCCCTTCTAGTCCTATTGGGTACAATGCAGATTCAATCCAAGAAAGCATTGGAAAATTGGACTATATCACAGGGCCAACAGGATACTACTCAAATGTTATTATTGAGCAATCAAGTGGGTGGCAAGTAAATTGGGAATTAATTAATATGCAATGGGAAACCATTAATGATTATTGGAATATATAATGGAGAATAATATAACAAAAGATAGAAACTACTACCAAGCATCAATGGGTGATTTTGGCTTCCGTAGGATAGGTGCTAATGAAACCACACCTCAAGGGGAGACTTACCGAATAATTGTTTGTTTGCAGGAGGCTAGTATCAACGCTACTTCCTTAGTTGGTGACTCCCTTACAGGTCAGGTATTGGCTACAGGGAGTACCGTTTTTGGGAAGTTTAGCGAGGTGTCTTGCTACCAAGGTGTAGTTCTAGCATACATTGGATAATGCTATTATCATTAGGCGTAACAATACAGGCCACTTCGGTAAGACAGGCTCCTAGCGTAGGGCGTGTATACGAATTTGACAATAAGTATTGGAATGTAAATGATATGAGATGGGATATGATTAACGACACTTGGGAAGAAGAGATATAAATGGCTACACTAACAGGAAATAAACCAAAGGATACCTACAAAGGTCTTATAAAGACTATTGATAGTAATGAAGTTACAGGAGAAGTACAACTTAGCGATGGTAATGGTACGGCCCTACCTATTCGTATCTCAACTTCTAATGTAAGAGTCAATGGGGAATCTCTAACATCATACACACACCACCAAGATGTTTCCGAATCTGAGTGGGTTATAGAACACGCTCTCGGTAAGAACCCATCAGTAAGCGTAGTTGATTCTGCAAATACTCAGGTTGTTGGCGAGGTGGAGTACTTGGACAATGCAGTACTTATTGTCCGATTTAAATACCCTTTTAAGGGAAAGGCTTTTCTTAATTAATAAAACAAAAAACAAAAATGGCTTTAAAATATCTAGTTGACTTAGATTTAGGGGGAAATGAAGTACAGAATTTCTCTCTGCAAAATTTGGCGGCTGCTCCCTCTTCAGGTAATGCAGGTCTGATTTTCTTTAACACAGCGGCTAATGCTGTGTTTGTACATAACGGCTCAGATTTCGTTCGTGTAGGATTAACTGCCGATGGCTCTACTATCAATGAGAGCGAAGGCGTTATCAGTATTGGTACTATTGCAATTAGCAATGTAAGCGGTCTTCAAACTGCCTTGAACGACAAGGTTGATGACTCTCAAGTATTGACAAATGTACCTGCTAACGCAGTATTTACTGATACTACTTACAGTGTTGGTGATGGCGGTCTTACTCAGATTAACTTTACTCAGGAATTACTTGACCACTTAAACAGCGTTGAGGCAGGTGCAACTGCAACTTACGCTCCTGCTATTCGTGATAACAATGGTATACCTGCTCTTGTAACAGGCATTACTGCTGCAGAGGTTCGTACAGTAATCGGTGCGGGTACTTCTAACTTTAATGGTGCTTACTCTTCATTGACAGGAGTTCCAACTACCTTTGCACCTTCTGCTCACACTCACGACATCTCGGAGATTAACGAACTTATTGATGTCCTTGATGCCAAGGCAAACCTAACTGACTTACAAGGACTTGCTTCTACTTCTTATGTAGATACTGCTGTTGCAGGTGTTGTGTCTTCTGCTCCTGCTGCATTGGATACATTGAACGAACTTGCTGCTGCATTGAATGATGACCCTAACTTTGCTACCACAATCACTACTGCATTGGGTAACAAGTTGAATGCTTCTGAATACACCGCTGCTGATGTATTGGCTAAAATCAAAACAGTTGATGGTGCAGGTTCAGGTCTTGATGCAGATTTGTTGGATGGTCAGTCTTCGGCTTACTACCGCAACTACAACAACCTAACTAACAAACCTACCATTCCTGTATTTGCTCAAGTCCAAGTTGCAGGGGCAGGTGCAAACACTACTATTGACTTCCAAGCACAAGGAATCAATAGTTTTGTAAATGTTCAGATTTATGATTTGAACACAGGTGGAGTTGTTCTTACTGACATCACTCAAGATGGTAGTGGATTGGTATTCGCATTCTTAGAGAATGGTGTAGACTACTTGGCTGCAGGTGTTGGTGCTGCATAATTTGTAAATTCTTAATAGAGGGGGAGGGGTTTCCCTCCCTCTTTTTTAATCAAAAAGTGTTTTATGGCTATTAAGATTCTTAATGGGGTTGATGTAGAAGGTTCAATGAATATCGCTGCATCTGATGTTCCAAACTTAGATGCTTCAAAAATTACAAGCGGTACAATTAACGCTTCACGGATGCCTAACCTTGATGCAGGTAAAGTGAGTAGCGGTTCGTTTAGCACTTCTCGCATCCCAAATCTTAGCGCAAGTAAAATTACTTCAGGTACTCTTAACGCTGCAAGAATACCTAATCTATCATCATCATACGGTACTGCTGCCGATACAGCAAAAGGTGTACAGGCTTTTGAATGGGGTAATCACGCAGATGCGGGATACCTTACTTCAGAAACTGATAGCCAAACTCTTTCTTGGAACGGAACAAATGGCGTTCTTACTATAAGCAACGGAAACTCCGTTGACCTTGATGGAAGATACTTGACCTCTATTCCCTCTTCATATGCTACTGATGCTGAAGTAAGTTCGGCAGTAGGTGGAGTTGATGCTCGTATTAACGAAGAAGTATTACCTGCAATTGACACTAAGTTGGATGCTTCGGTAAATCCTATTAAGGGTGCTACCGTATCAAACGACACAATCACCTTTACACGCTCTGACAATACTACATTTAGCGTAACCACCTCTGATGCTAATTCTTGGAGAGGAATACACGATACCCCTGTAAATGGAGCGACAACCACATCAATCTCATCTAATTGGGCTTTTGATAATGTAAAAACACCTGTCCCTTCGGGTGCGGTATTTACCGATACAAACACAACATACTCTGCGGGTACAGGATTAACACTAAGTGGAACGACATTTAGCGTTACCGCAAACACATACGATGCTGCAGGTTCTGCCGCTGCAGTAAGCGAAAGAATTGATACTGAAGTATTTGATGCTATTGCTGCAGTTCAATCAACCGCTGATGGGAAATTAGGTGCTACAGCCAAAGCAGCAGATGCCAATTTATTAGACGGTATTAACTCATCATCTTTTTGGAGAAGAGATACATCAAACTCTTATGATTTAAGATTTAGTTCAGGACACGGAAGGGGTGTTAGATTTTGGGATTCAGACAACTACAAGATTTGGATGTCATCCGCAACCGATGGAACTCATGGTGGCCGTTTAGATTCTAATTCTGATTACAATATGTACTTCCGTATGAGCGGTGGTACGAATAGAGGTTTTGTTTTCCAAAACTCTACTACTGAGGTAATGCAGATTCAGTCTGATGGAACGATATTGACTAAGAACGATGGTAACTCAGAGCAATGGAATACCGCTTACGGGTGGGGTAATCACGCTTCTGCAGGTTACTTAACTTCTATCCCATCAAGTTATGCAACTGATTCAGAAGTAAACACGGCTGTTGCAGGAGTAAACACTCGCATTGAGGAGGAGGTACTACCCGCTATAGATAGCAAGTTAGATGCTTCAGTAAATCCAATTAAATCAGCAACGGTATCAAATGATACTATCACATTTACTCGTTCAGATAACACTACATTTAGTGTAACAACATCTGATGCAAATACAAACACTTGGCGTCCTATTCATGACACTCCCGTAAACGGAGCGACTACCACATCTATATCTTCTAATTGGGCGCACGACAATCAGTCTAAAATAAACAATGGACAAACTGCATATGGTTGGGGCAACCACGCTGCCGCAGGTTATGTAAGACCTGAAGAGTTCACACCTGACAACTACCCTGAGTTTATTGGACCGCAAGGTCCTGCAGGTAGCAACGGGAGTGTCGGTCCACAGGGTCCCGCAGGGGCCAATGGGGCCAAGGGAGACACGGGGGATACGGGTCCAATCGGGCCGCAGGGGCCCGCAGGAAGTGCTGGGGCTACAGGGCCGCAGGGGCCGAGCGGAAGTTCGGGGCCACAGGGGCCACAGGGTCCTGCAGGGGCAAACGGAAGTATGTACGGGCCTGATAAATACTTGTTCCAAACAGGTGTAGTTTATGAGGCAAATAGACAGCCTATTGTTTTAGGGGGTCAAGAAATTAACGGCTCTACATCTACCTCACCTTCAGGTGAATCAGAAATTGTATTTAACCAAGCGGGTACATACCTTATCTCTTGGAATATAAATTGGCAATCGTACTATGCTAACCGAAGCACATTTGGTGCTTCTGCTAAACTAAATGGTGCTTCTATCCAAGGTGGCACCAACATACAATATTTCCGATACCACACTTATGGGCACAAGAGTACTACTGCGAGTACATTTGCTGTTACAGTTGCTGTGGGAGATGTTT